TGAGAAAAGTGTTTCAAACTCCGTATGTTCACATACAATACATCTCGTCCGGATAAAGCTCATTTATATTGCAATATAAAAACCAGAGCAATATTTAGCGCGACAATTTAAGGTAAATATAAGATTGAGTAATATATATATATATGAAATTATACATATTATGTGGAGGTTCGGGTGAACGATTGAAATCGTATTCATATCCTAAGCCATTGAATATGATTTATGGAAAGCCATCTATATACTATTCCCTACAACACATACCACCTACATTTAAGATATTCCATTTTATATATTCTAGTCATTTGAGTGAGTACAATTTTGAAAATATTGTTATAAATTTATTCAAGAATCGTATATGTAAGTTCAAACGCATTGATTATTTTACGCGAGGACCTGTTGAATCGGCATATCTTGGTATAAAAGATATAATGTGTGATGGAGAGCCGATCATGTTTTTGGACAATGACAATATATATAGATTTTCAGTCACGTTTGATACAGATAGCATTAGCACAGCATTTATCGGTTGTAATATTGATAGAAGTGGTTCAGAAGCCTATTCCTATGTTCAATTACATGATTCGAACATTATACAAATCAAAGAAAAGTGTAGAATATCTGATACATATTGTACAGGGATATATGGATTTAAAAACATTGCTCAATTCAAAGAGGCGGCGGAGAGCCTATTATTGGATAATTTCAAAGGCGAGGCGTACATGTCATCTGTGTATGATAAGATGCTCTCTAATAATATTCCTGTAAAATGTATGATGTTCCCTATGATACGTCATATAGGAACAATAAAGGAGATTCATGATATATTGCCAATTATTAGCGATGAAAAAATGCGCATATGTTTTGATTTAGATAATACACTTGTAACGTATCCATCTATACCTGGAGATTATACAAGCGTATTACCTATTGAGCCAATGATACAGTTAGCACGTTCATTGCATGAAGAAGGGCATACTATTATCATATACACTGCAAGGAGAATGAAGACACATTCTGGGAATGTGGGAGCAGTTATGAAAGATATAGGGACAATCACATTCAATACCCTGGATACATTTAAAATACCGTATGATGAGATTATATTTGGCAAGCCTATTGCCGATGTATATATTGATGACAGGGCTGTCAACCCCTATAGGGGTGATTTGAAATCAATGGGCTTATTTACAGAGCCAGAAATGAAACAAATTATCAACTTCTTACCGAGCAATAAATATAATAAACTCGGTGTTATCAACAACAATGTTATGAAATCTGGTAATGCAGACCTACTCAAGGGACAGTTATTCTTTTATAAGAATATTCCATCAAATACATCTATTGAATCATATTTCCCCAAGTTATTGATGAATTCAGAGTCATCACACACAATTACGATGGAACTTGAATACATAAAAGGAATACCTCTATATACCCTGTTCAAGCATGAAATGTTATCTAAGAATCATATGAATATAATTATGGACATGATACAGGTGTTACATAATACATATTCTCCCGTTGTATCTCCAAGTATAGAACAAATGACGAATCATTATATACAAAAATTCAAAAGGAGATTGTCTGATAAGTCCATATATTCATTTGAGAATTGCGACGATGTATATACGCATTATTTACAGAAATTAGGAGAATATTGCGGGTCTTCGCGATTAACTTCAGCGAATATAATACATGGCGATCTATGGCTATCAAATATGATACTATCATTCAATGGTTATATAAAACTTATTGATATGCGCGGAGAAGTAGATGGGGTACTAACACTGGGGGGAGATCCCTTATATGATTATGCGAAAATTTATCAATCCTTGCGGGGATTTGATACGTTATTGTATGGAGATGTCTACAATTCTGAATATGCGAAGGAGATGATTCACATATTCCGTGAGAGACTTCAGGAGTTACATATAGATATAGACGATGTCATTATGATATCGGATATATTAATTCTGGGGTCGTTTCATGCTATTGATGATATCTCATTTAGAGAAAGGTGCTGGAAATGGATAACGGGCAACGCGAAAGATTTATCTTAATGCTTATATTTGACAGAATCGCAAGGGTCTAAAATATGTATAGATCTAATGACATAGCAGAATGGACAGCGGGTTTCAAAGACCTGGCGGAGACATCACAACTCTCCTGGATCTCACTCCGAGGGATGTCCAGGATAATGAATACACGCCCCTATCTTCCGAAAAAACCTGGTGGGTAGCCGACAATCTGCGCAAGATTCATCCCTTCAGCCTGAGTGTCCAACAATTTCCTGTCCGAGGTCCAACGGGCTTCGGCCAGCGATTCACCTTTGACCTCAATTCCCTGTCGGTCGGCGATCTTCTTCTCGGCACCTTTCTTCATCTAGAACTCGGCCACTGGCTCAGTGACACGACCTTAGTGCAACTAGAATCAGGAGCACTGACTTACCCATCTACCGAAAACCCCTGGTATTACGCAAACAGCCTCGGCACCGCTATTATCCAGCGCGCGGTCCTAGAAATCGGCGACCAGACCATAGAAATAGTGGACGGCGATTTCCTCAATACGGCCAGCCTCCTCTTCGCAGATATCAATACCCAATACGGCCCCGGCATAGAAGCCCTCGGCAGATACCCACTATCCTCTTTAACACAGACTCCGAGTTATCGCCCCTTCCCCACAACCCGCAGATCTATTGTAGTACCCCTCCCATTTTTCTTTCAGCGCACGAAGCTCCAAGAAGCCCTTCCCTTGCTCGCATGTAAAGAAGGTTCCGTGCGCATTCACGTCACACTACGTCCTTTTGCCGAGTGTGTACGTCTTCTAAAAGGTCGTAGAACTTGCGCCACAGATGTTCCACTGAGCCAGAGCCTCAACATCATGAATACAACTACAGGCACGATAACCCCCACGCAAACATCCTCTATTACTCCGGCATTCAAGAAAATCCAACTGATTACTTATGGTGCTGTGACAGACGGCACTGTGCGCCAGAATATTATGAGAAGCCCATTTGAAAACCTCGTGCGCAATGTACAGACCTTTGACTTCTCCGAGCCTCTTAAATATGCCACGATGTCATCAGAAGATACGATACAAGTGCAACTGCCTCTAGAAGCCAATCATCCGATGGAAGAGATACTATGGTTCGTGCGACGCAAGGAAGTGGCCAATAACAATGAGTGGACGAATTATTCTTCTGTGCTATCTGCCGAATATGATCCTATTTATAATCCCCGTGGTCCTCTGTTAAAGGGTGCTACCATACAATTGAATGGTGTGGAGTTGGTAAAGCAAGAAGAGCAGTGGTTCCGTCAACATATCGCCTATAGGCACAAAGCAGGCGCGGCGGCCTATAATAGCTTCATATACGGCTATTCTTTTTCGGAGACGCCAGGGAAACATCAACCGCGGGGAACGGCCAATGCGTCGCGCCTACAGACGGTGCGCTTGACTCTGGATATCAAACCGCCTGGGGGAACCTACGATAAGATGTGGGAAGTAAAGGTCTTCGTCATTACCTTACAATGGCTCCGATTCCAGAACGGTCTGGGGAACAAGATGTTCAGTGATTAGAATGTGTCGAGTGAAATAAAAAATGAAATTCATTGTGGCTGATACAATATGACCCACAATGCCTCCTATAGCTCACGAAGATCTTGTCCCTGGACAAGTATATACGAGGGTAAATAAAACTGGTGAAAGGAATTATGAAATAACGAGACCATTTGTCTATTACTATGAACAAGGTGGCACAACAATCTTGTGCTTTGAGTTTGTAGGAAGAAGTTTACATTTGCAATACAACGCGGATTATTATGACTTTTACGTTGTTGGAACACAGCCAGCTGATATTCCTCCTAATACTGCACAAAGGAGCTCAGCCCTTTGTATTTCTCAAGCGCAACATATTGGTAGCCTCAAGGAGAGTTCCGATATCCTTCTGACAACTGATGTTGATTCTATAACATATGAACCCTTTTCGGATGGGGACGAGTGTGTGCAAATTATACACCCTTGTGGAAACTTCTGTATACCAAATTCCCCTATCAAATGCTTTGTCTATCACACCGAGGCACTACAGGCGTGGTTTTATCAAGGAAAGTCTGAAGATCCTAGAACCCGAACAAAACTTCAACAATCAGACTTGAAAAAGTTCGTCTACCGATCCTAAAACCCAAAGTGATTTCACAGTACTTCACAGCATTCCTAAAAATATAAAATTTAAGAACTGGGGTTCTTAACTTTTATATTTTACGGTAAATTATTTATCCCGTTTCTTGCGCCTTGTTTTTCTCTTTCCACCATCCATGTCCGTTGTTTTACTCGCTTCAACATAATCAAAGGAGGCTGGCTGTTCGCTGAAGTTTGGTGGCGGAGTATGCGGTAAAAACCATAGGTCGGGTCTAGGCTTACCGTCCTTGTGCCCATACAAAGGTTGATCGTAAATATAGGCTTTTACACAATTGAGGTGGTCATTTATTTTTTTAAAGTCACTGATATATTGAGCAAGCGTTGTACCTTCTTTTAACCCCCTTTCCACTCGTTCATTATTCATAAGGCTGGAAAAATCCTTTTCGAACTGCTCTTGTATTTCAGAGTTAGATTCTAAGTAAAGGATTGACTTCATACAACATAATTGTGTGTTATGTGCAAGAATATTAAAATTTGCCTCGTTTATCTTTTTAGTCTGGTCTGCTGGAATAAATCCAGCAATATCTCCTATAGCCAAAATAAACGCAAACATCTGGCAGAACCCCTGAGTGTTTATGGCCTGTAACTGATTATAAGGATCATATTCTATACCATCAACATTTGCAATATAGTGCGTTTCCGCTTCCGGAAGATACCAGATAATACGTTTCCCGGGTCCTGCGATACCCGGTGTATGTGTTGAGGGAATTAAAGTAATCTTATATTTTTTGCAGAGCATTTCATATGGGCTTATATGTTTGTTTTTCTTCTTTTTGGAAGATTTAAATGCGGCTGACATAATTACTGCGAAAATAGATTGGAATGCCTCATATTGAGATTCACCGTCATTTGGAAGAACACACAGATCCTTGCTGAATGTTTCATCATAAGGATAAAATGTTTTTACCAGCATGTCTCTATGAAGTATACGGAGAATATTCTTAGGCAGTACAGGTGCCCAAAAGGACCAAACAAAAGGACGCTTATAGTTTTTATACACCACGCATAAAGATGGCTTCGGCGGGCTTGTTGAAGCTTTTGCATTCAGGAATTCAGGACGATCGCCTGATCGCCGCCAAAGGTTCTCTAAAGATGGACGATTTCCAGCGCGTCTATGTAAAAGCCGGCCGTTTCACCACAGAATGGTATACAGTGGAATTTGACAATACCCCGGCATTCGGTACAACGGCGCGCTGTTCAATCCCTAGAAGGGGTCACCTTATTACACGCGCCTTCTTGATGGTGACACTCCCAGACATCAGCACACGACAACTCGCAGCGAAGCAAGAGGCGGAAGCGAATGACACAGCCTTTGCGGGCCCCACATTCGGCTGGACGAATTCCGTAGGCCACGCACTTGTTACAAGTGCGCAAGTGACTATCGGAGGGAATGCGATTGACACAATTGACGGACGGCTGATGGAAGTCCTGGACGAGTTCCACACACCTCTTGAAAAAGTAACAACTCTGAATCGCATGATTGGCCGTTCCGATAGAGGATTCCAAGCCGGCTGGGATATGCGCACTCCTCTTACCCGAGAGCTGGCAATTCCCCTGCCCTTCTGGTTTCATCGTGGAGATCCTTCCGAGGCTCTTCCCATTGACGCAATCAGCTATGACAATGTACAGATCTCCGTCCAGTTCAATACTCTACAGAACCTCATCACGAGCTCTGAGCAGATCCAAAATCAGAATGGCACCAATTCGTACCCCGTCATCGCAGAAAGTCCATTCTATAACTCCAATGGCGCATCCTTAGATATTCAATCGGCCAACATACTCCTGGAATATGTGTATCTGGACGGCCCCGAGGCGAATCGCATACGCCTAGGAGATCTGACATACCCCATTCTTCAACACTATGCGAAATCCACCGAAACGACTGGCAGTATAAGAATACCCTATCGTGTGCCAAATCCGACAAAAGACATGTATTTCTACGTACACAGATCAGACGCCGATCTACTGAATGCGCCTTTCCTCGCCACCCGCGATATGACCTGCCCTCCCAAACACACCGGCTATACAACCCAGACCACCTTTTCTGTCACACGATTGTCCGTATCCTCTGAACTCTCATTAACCCTCGCCGACGAGTGCTTATTTCAAGTAGGTGACACGATCGTGGTAGAAAACATATCTTCTCCTCCAACCCAGTCATTCAAAGCATACATACTCTCCTATAACACAAACCAAAACACCATCAAAGTACATGTAACAAACGTCTATGGCACATCAACCACGTTCCCACTACAAACGTATTCTGTACGTTACAACCCTGTACAACCCTGGTGGCCAGATGCCAGTGGCCTAGGTAAACATACATTTGAGCCCCTGATTCCTGCATATTCCGATGCAGACTCAGAGCCGATTCGCGAGTTTTCCCTCACATACGAGGGCAAGATTGTCCGATATGCCACCGACGTGCCCGCCATATTCCAGAGCATTCTCCCAGCCATGGAGCAACGAAAGACGCCTTGGCACAATAAATATTATTACCACATACCCTTTGGCACCCAAGGCGAGGAGTTCGGAATTAGCAATCCTATGGGTCATGCGAATCTAGACAAGATCATGAACATTGACTTGTTCCTGGAATTCAAACCACTCCGTGGTTCTCTCCGAGCAACAGGCACAAACCCCTCTTACACAGTCTACACATGGTTCGAAACCTACAACATTCTGCGCGTCTACGGAGGACGCGCAGGTCTGTTATTCGGCTATTAGAGACTTACTCTTAATAAAAATTGAAACTCCCCGACGACTGAGAGATTGGTCTACTCTAGCCATGTCCTCAATTTACGCCACAGAACCTGGCTTTGAAAATCATTCCCTCAGGCTTCCTGGGATGATAACGATCAAGGCTGGGATATGTGCGGGCGAGAAAGATGGCCAAACTTACGTAAATGGCCGATATGGGCAGTCAAAGTTACACTGGTATATTTATAAAGAAGGCATTTCTTTCGAGCAAATGAAGGTCATTGAGAAATGGGTCCTTCAGGATCTTGTCAGCATTCATGGTTACAAAAAGCAACACGGGAAGAGGGAGCATTTTATTATTCCTGGCACGCGCAAGGACATACAA